TCAGCATCTAGCGGCGATATTGTCTCAAGCATTTCAATAAAGAGTGCTTCACGCTTAAGAGGTTTCAACGTATCATGTCCACCAACGGCAAATAGATACAGACGGCGAGCAGAAGTATACAACTGACCTTCCTGATCTACTAACTCGCTAGGTTTGTATGGAGGCGCACCAGGCGGCAGATCCCAGACAACGCCATCATCATAGGCGCCTTGTAGAATTGTTCCTAGTGTTGGATTGAAGTTGGCACGTAGATATTCAATTTTGTCTTGTGCTGTCTTTTTTGCTGCGGCGTTTTTTAGAATTTCGCCAATACCAAGTTGCATTAGAATTCACCTATATCGTTAATTAAGTTACTAAGTTTGTTTTCAATAAAGTAATTGAAAAGTTTGTCACGACCTTTACCAGCCTGTTCAGTATATTGTTTCATGATATCATCACGTATATATTGTGGCGTGAAACTCAAGTCAATCAATTGCTCATTGCGCTTCCAATTGCGAAGCATCTGGTCATCGCAATACTCAGCAGGTTGCATCCGAACCCATTGCTCCAACTTATCTGTGCGGATGGGCTTTGAACGAATACCAGTCACAAATGTATCATCACGACTCAGGAAGTTAGGCACACCATCACCGGTATCGCCTTTGATGATATGCTCTTTGATATAACGTGCTGGGTTGTTATGCTCGACCATCTTCTTACGGACAGGATCATACTGGCGGACATTCATATAGTCCTGCAACTGAATGAAGTCTTTGTCACCAGATAGGATGAGGATCTTCTCAGACGTATTGCCGAACTCAATAGCAAGCGTGCCGATGATATCATCTGCTTCAGCATGCTCAGCACGAATGACTCGATATGGGAAGTATTCACCCAACTCATCACGAACCTTATTGAGCGAGTCAAACAGCGTTGACCAATCGATATCAGAGCTATCTCGCGCCTTCTTGCGGTTCGCCTTATAGTATGGGAACACATCCTTACGCCATGAGCGTGGAGAGTCACATGCAATAATCATCTCACCATAGTCATTACCAAACTTCTTCTTGTAACCACGGATGCTATTAAGCACCATATGCCTGAATAGATTCTCATCTACTTGGATATTAGTATGGTTTCCAACCTGTATCATATAATTGGAAATCATCACCTGGTTGAGGTCAACGATAATCATAATTTACTCTTTCGTTAGTTCTTCAATTTCCTCATCAGTCAAAGAATCATCTCCTAAACTGATAACATTATCTACTACTGTTTGTATTGGATGCTCTAGGCCCACTGACTTATACATTGCGGAACGCATTGCTTCGACTACTAAAATAACATCTTTAAAGCAATCATCGCCATCAATCGGGAATCCTTCGTCATATGCTCTAGCAACAAAGAAGGAACCTAACTCATCGACAATATGATTAACATGCTCACGTCTATTCTCAGACACCCTTTCAATAACTTCCTCGAGTGATTGTGCTGGAGCGTCTTTGTGTGCTTTCGGAAAAGCAACTACGTTAGTCATGCAATAGCCCTTAGAATGATTGTGTTTTCATTAAAGCGACCAGTCGTAAGTCCTGGTTTGGTTGTGATGTTATCCATCAACTTACGAAGCTCTACCTTACCCGCACCAAGCACCGACTGGATCGATACTTCTGGTTTACGTAGTGTCTTTGTTACAGACGTCTTGGGGTCAAAGTTAATCAAGGTAGTTCCTTTGACGGACATGCCATCTTCGGTTAGCGAATTGAACACGGTCAATGTTCTATACTTAGTATTATATATCCAAATTTGCTTTGCCTTGATGACCATTTGTGGTGCAATCGAAGAAATCTTAAGGTCGGGGAAGGCCTTCTGATACTTAAGCGCAGCAATCAACTTCTCTGTGCTGATTGTTTTCTTCTTGCGAGGAGCGCGCACTGCCTTCTTGTTGTTGACAAAGCGCGTAGCATCATCAACCATTGCTTGATGAAAAGCAACCCACTTCTTTTTAGTAACCTTCGAAAGGTCTTCATAACCCTCAAGGTCGAACTCATCAACCAATGCCTGCAACCAAGGAATGATTGCATTAGTCACAATAGCAGAATACTGCCCCTTTGTCAACTCATTATAGAGAGAATACTTATGATCAACATCATTCATCAATGCATCAATTTGCTCATCAATGATGCCTTTAAGGATAACATCCTTGGTAGGAACGTAACGCTTGTCTACCTCAACAACAACAGGTTTATCTGCAACAGCATACTTTAGCAGATCATCAATACGCACATGATGGCGCTCAATGACAGCATCAGGCATTGTCCACTTGCGAACAAGCAACCGACTGATAGCACCAATAGTCCCAATGACATAATTCTTAGGAACTGTTTTGATACGCTTGATATATGTCTTATCAGCATCGATCATGGCAAGATACTCAAGCAGAGACTTCTTATGATCTTCTTGCTCATTGTTATAATTATACCACTGAAGGGCGCTGGCGAAAGCAGGATCAAACCCGCTGCCGACAACGCCCCCTGGTTTAGGCTCAGTGCCCAGATACTTTACATCAAGCGATGCTGCCTTGATATTACGTTTCTCACGAATGGTATGAACAGCCACATTATTCTCCTTCATCATCATTATGTTTTAACAATAACACAAAGGAGAATAAATGTCAAGCATTATTTTTATCCAACCTTGTATGAGAACATAGCAGAGTCATCTGCTGGGATCTCACGAGGCTCATTCAACAATGATTCTAGGAACATCTTCCATTGTGTCTGACGGATCGCCCAATTGTAGAACACATCCGCATAGCCCTTCTGACTTGCAATACGTGCTTGCACACCTTCTTCATTGAGGTGCTCGATAGCACTGTCTAGGTTCATGTAGAAGTATGCCGCATGGTCATTAGGATCTTCATGAAACTGATACATTGCTGTCCAGTTAGCACCTGTCTCGTATAGAGCGCCAAGGTTCGAGTGAACACATAGCATACCAGCAGACATTGCTTCTTGTAGAACTAGACATGAGGTCTCAACCCATAGCGATGGATATGCTAGGATATGATTCTTCTTGAGCTCCTCACGCAATTCCTCATTGGGGAGCGATCCATGATAGTTGATCTTAGGATGATTGCGGCATTGCTCGAACAATGGTTCGAAGTCCTTGTCTGCATCAGGCCACCCGTAAAGGTTGAATGATGAGTAGACATTGAGTTCGATGTTGTCATACTTCTCACAGAGTTTCTGAAACACTGGAACAAGAATGTTTAGACCCCGGTGAGGTGTTGACCAATAGGCAAGAGAGATCTTGTCTGTGGGCTTTTCATGCGGTTCAATCGGCATGATAGCATTCTGAATAACAGCGCACTTCGACCAGGGGATCTGATATGCATTGATATATGCTTGCATCTGCCAATTGGATACGAACACTAGACGATGAAACTTCTTCCATCCGCCATTCTTTAGATGCTCTGACTCAGGATCACCTGGTAGGTCATGCAACCAAAGGACACGGATTTTTGTCTCATCAAGTCCTCGAACCCGTGACCGAATGATCTGGAAGTTCGATAGTAGATCTTCGGGTAGTGATGCAAGGAGGCGCTCACCCATAAGTTCTGTTCCGCCGCGAGCATTTGCGGAGATTTCGTCATTAGTTTCAGTCATCATACACCATATCATAAGTGAATAGAATTACAGAATCAAGCCGGAACGACCGCCAACCTTCTGCTTCGATATCCCAAACAACAAGCGTCTCCGGGTTAGGTGTCTTATCCTGAACCTGTTCTTCTAGATCTGTTTGTGTTGGGAGAATGTTAGGGCTGAGAGTGCAAAACATTGTGCGCTCATCGCCGTTAACCTTAGTGAACACAACCTTTACTCGGTCATGTGTTTTGAGAATCTCAGTTAGAGCTTGTCTCTGTGAGGAACTGTCTTCCTTCATTAATAATCCTTTCATTCAATTGTTCATAACCACCTACTAGTTCGCCGTTCTCGATAATGATCGGGACCGACTTCATATCAGGAAAGAGTTCTAATACATGCTCACGCATAACATCTTTACCAATGATATATTCTTTGTATTCTAAGCCTCTTGACTGCAGAAGAGCCTTTGCCCTAGAGCATGCTGGGCAATTTTCCTTTGAGTATACAGTATACATTATACAGAAAGTCCCATCTTCTTAGGATCGCCATAGATTTCATTCATACGAACGCGCTTAAAGCGAACGTTTGAACCAACAGCACCTGTGTCAACAGACATCCAAGGATTCTGACCACGGCGCCATGCATCCAATTTAAATGCTAGTTTTTCACCTGGTGTGCGACCTTGACGCACTAGCCTTAGTGTTCCTGCGCTGACATTCGAATGAACGCCGGCAGAAACCTTTTTACCACGACTTCTTTTCTTACCCATCAATTCACCTTTCTTTGTTGATCATTAATCAATAACACACATATCGAGCATTGTCAAGGTATTTTCCCTGTCAATATACTTATACTCGATTTTAGTTGGAGAAAATGCTTCAATAGCATCAAATACATCTTTAATATTTAATGTTGAGCATGTATAGACATCTAATTGCATCAATGCTGGTTCGACTTCGTCCCAGACATGCATAGCAATATGTGATGTTTCGATGATAGTAACAGCAGTCAATCCACGATTGCCTACCATATCACTATAGACAGCGTGTGGACCCATCAGGATCTTCATACCAATCCTATCCACAAGCATCTTCATCCATTCCCGGATTGCTTCAGCACATTGTGGCGGATTGTTTAATTCAGCACGTACTATGAGGTGCTTATGTTCAAGAACTTGGCTAGACAACTCATGAGTTTCCTTTATTTTATTGACTTTAAATGTTCTTTAAGAATATTAGATCCACCAACACGAACATTGATGATACCATTATAATAATCGTCTGACTCTAAAACTCTACGCTCAAATTGTTCTCTCGCTTCCAAGTAGCTGGCAATTCCTCTACTTGGACAAAAGTGTAAAATCTGACGGGTAAAATTATCAGCGCCGATACGTTCTACATCAGCATTAAGTCTATCACTGGAACCCCAGTATTCGCGCCAATCGCTTTCTTTTGTAGAATGTCTTTTCTTTGTCTTGCCTTTAAGTGGAGGTTTTGTTACTTTAAACTTAGCTAATTTCTTACCAACATACATCATTCCATTAGTGTTGTTAGTAATTAAATAAACAAAAGCTTCACAACCCTCAGGAAGATCTTCTAGTAGTTCGCCATTGTATAACCAAGACATAATATATCTTCCATTGAAAAGATATATTTATTAAAATTTAATCCGGTCGCCTGGTTCCCAATCGTCTAGATCATAATCATCATCTTCTAATTCAATAGCTAGTTCTTCTCCACAGTAAGGACACCAAGCAATGGGTGTTACTACATCAGTAATGATTTTAAACTCTGCTTCGCAAGAGTCGCATGTTGTCCAATCGTCCATTGGTTTCTCCTATAATTGGAAGTCCTTGAAAGTGTCACCGTCAACGTCTTTCTTAACGCCTCCGCTTATATATGAAGTAATTTCTGTCTCTTGTGGAGCAACTTGAACATCGCTACCAGCAATCCATTTCTGTGTCCACGGCAAAGGATTAGAGCCTACTGACTTGCCATTTAAACCAACTGCTGCCATACGCTTATGACCGATCCACTCAACATAATTGCATAGCAGTTCCTCATTGAGACCGATCATTGATCCATCTTTGAATAGGTATTGTGCCCAATCCTTTTCCTGTTGGATAACTGCCTGAAACATATCAACACATTCTTGTCTTGTTTCTTCAGCAATTGCTGCAAAGTCAGGATCTTCCTTTGGAAGGATCTTGAGGAGTTGTTGGGTTCCCGCTAAGTGAACATTCTCGTCTCGAGCAATGAGTTTGATAATCTTTGCATTGCCTTCCATCTTCTTGACTTCAGCGAACGCCCATGAAC